ATCCGTTGCTCTAGAAAGGTTGGGCCAAACTTCAAGGATCTGACCTGGAATGCCGCTGATTGCACCATCTTCGTCTGCAACAACGATATGAACTTCATCTCTGATTGATGTATTAGATGTTCTATTTGCAACAAAATTTGATACGCCAGGGGCTTTATCTACAGAATTGAAATATTCCCAATTTCTAACAACTAATCCTACGCCGTCAGCATCATTAATAGCGCTGGTTATGCTGATATCTGATCTCTGCCCATATGTTCCATCAAATGTCACATCAAAGAATGTGTTGCTGCTAGTGCTTGTGGCATTTGTAGTAGCTGCATTAGTAGTAGCACCGATGCTAGCAATCTTGAGATATTGAGTTCCAGTAACAGAATTTCCTACTAAAAGAACATCTCCTATGGATAGTCTTTCTTTAAAATCAATAGCCAAAGCACCGGCAGAGTGGACAACATTTTCCGCTAAAGTTCCTACAACTCCAAAAGAAAGGTTTGCTACACTTGAACCTACAGACAGCGTGAACTGGCCAGTTCCGTTTGCAGCCAAAGCAGTGATCGCAGTGACTGTTCCATTATATCCATACAGGATTTGTGAAAACGCATTTGAGGTAGGGCATACTGAAATCTTAAGTGAATTACCCAAGGCGCCGGGATATTTTGCTGCAAATGCAGTATTTGCTAATCCTGCCAGGGTATTATATTGAGATTCAAAATCTGATAGATTTTTAATCTTGACGTTATCTACTGTTCCGGTATTTGCTACTGCTGAATTGCTGCCCGCATCTGCTCTAGAAATATAAAGCTGATTACCATATGCTAGAAAGTTAGCAGCAGTAAGGAATGTTTCGAAATTATTTGCTGTTGGCTTGCCGTACTGATTAACTAATTCATCCTCAGAAGAGATAAGAACCCTTTCTTCTACAGGACCCCAACTAAAAACTCCTGCAAAAGCACCTTCTGTAGAAGATACTGCAGGAACAATAGTTGTTAAGTCAATTTCTGATACGTTAACACCAGGACTTATTTGAAATGCCATTTGTTTCTCCTTTTATAATATAAACAATCAATATCTTGTATGTTTATTTATAAAATTTCAATTTAGAAGAAATTTCTCAAATTCACTGTCAGAGAGGATCCGTTCTCCTGTCTCTTCCCGTCCGTCATCTATGATCCCAAACGGTGTAAAATCATCTTCTACTTCTTCCACGATGCGTTTTCTTATGTCTGTATTTGACACATCTTTGAAGTAATTCTGGTTGACCATCCAGGCAAATAATACCAGACACATCACAAGATCGTCATGATAGCCGTCTTCTGCATTATATGATGTTCCGTCCACGACATAAGTAGACAGCTCATTGATCACATCATAATCATTCAATAATATCTTGTCACTTTCGATGATGGACTTGAGATTGGAGCATCCTATCCGTTTTGTGACCTTGGTCGTCTTGATGCCCAACCTGTTCTGGTTGCCAGCAGCACCAATAACCGTGCCTTTACGCCCGCTCATCTTGGTCATCACTATATTCTCATACTCGAGATCTTGATGCAGGATATTGACAACCTGAGAACCTATATTGACTTCGACTAATACCGAAGCTTCGTTATAGTATTTGGCTATGCTATCAAGCAATGTAGGAAATAACAGCTGTGATATGTTGGCATCTTTATATGTTGCCACTAGCTCGTAGGGGATCGTGCTACAATCAACAATAACAAAAGAAGAACTGTCCAGGCCCAGTCCTTCTGAAACATCCACAGTCATAGAATACACATGATCTTTGACAGGTTCTTTGTATATCTTTACACCGTGCTGTTCTCTGAACGGTGTATTGAATACTAACTTGGACAATATGTTGGGATGGATCAGGGTGTTGGTTGAACCCAGGAACTCACACTCAAACTCTTGACGGAACTGATCTACAGATGTGCTGCGTATCATCAGTTCTTTCCATTCCTCATCTCTGCCAGGAACATCTGACCAATGCACATCCACTCGGGCATAGTCATTGTTGCCATTGACAGAATCCATCCATATCTTGTAGAATAGGTTCATGCCGTTGGGAGTGGATGTGATTATCAGTTTGGATGATTGACCAGACGTGATTGTTGGGAACACAGAAGCAAAGAATGTGTCTTGGATGTTTCTTGGTACGAATGCAAACTCATCCAGGTAGATCAGATTGTAACTTTGTCCACGTACAGCAGATGAAGAAGTTGCCGACGCTAGAATTTTAGAACCATTCTCCAGTTCGATGTTACCTTTGTTCCACTCTACTATGCCTTGTTGTAGCCATTTGGGTAGCCATTCATATGCCAGCTGAACACGTGAAAGGATTTCTCGAGCCTGGACTTGTTTGTTTGCCAGAACAGCTATATTAAAATTTTCATTAAAAAGAATCTTGTGCAACAGATAACCAACGACGCCAGTTGTCTTACCAACCTGACGAGGCATTTTACAGATAGTAAATCGAGCATCATCAAATTGCTTGAACATCCTCTTTTGATATTCAAACGGTTTGAACGGTATCAGGCCTCTATCGACTGAGACGATCTTGACATATTTTTCACAAAAGTAATCTACATCTCTAGAACACTTGATGTATTCTTCGATCTGTTCTTTCGTATAATCGATCTTGATGTCTTTGCGTTTTAGATTCTTATTACCTAGGTAATATGTGAGCTCACTCGCTACCATTTTTAATCATCTTTAAAAGTTCTGCAGAAGAGCCGACAAATAAGTTATTGTTTGTCACTTGTGCTTTTTCGGGTTCTCTTGCTTCTAATTCTTTCCTTGTCTTTGCTAACTGGAGGAGATCCTTGTTTGCATCCACCATGGTCTTGATCAGGTTAGTGACTACCTCGTAAGCACGCGGAGACTCTGATTGCTTGGCAACATCCATGATATCTTCGAGAGCATTGTTGCCCTTTTCGATCACATCATACAGGTTGCGGCGCGCATACTCATAGTCATCATTCTTTTCTGCTTTCAATACAGGAAGAACAGAGGTCAATCTGCCGGGTTGATCGATTGGATCTAAACCCAGAGAGCCGGAAATCACATCTTTTTTCATTATATATCATCTTCCGTTGTGATGATGAACCCATAGTTATCATCTTCCTCGATCTGGCTCAGTGCCACAGACAATTCCACATTTGATGTAGGTTCACCTGTGGCAGTCAGGCCTGGCCTGATCAGAGTGGTCACAGCCCCGGTGTTTGCTGTCGTATCTGCATATAGCACGACCTGGCTCAGTTTGATCAGTTTGCTCTCAGTGACAGGTCCAAAGAAGTAGCACTTCATGGTGAATGTCAGCGTGAATGTTAGCACCCTTCTTGTTATGAAATCTGCTGCATATGAATCATCAATCTCAACAGAATCAAGGACGATGGGAATGTCCGTGACGTTATCAAAGTCAGCACCCAGCAATTTTGCTGATATCGTCCATTCCGGTGTGAAATACGGGATGATCTGTTCCACGATACGCAGCCCGTCTTCCATGGTCTTTGCCATGATATCCAGCTTGAATCCCACATCATAGGGGACAGGATTGAACACCTTATCATACACATTCACGCCATTGATATTCTTCCTGGATGCGATCTTGTTGATTGTCTGCAGCTTGCGATCCGGCGCATAATTGATAGAAGATATCTCAAAAGCCATTCTGGGCAGCTTGATAGCAGTCAATGAAGTGGCATCAGGATTGTCTTCGATACGAGCAAGGAACTTTTCTCTAGGTCCGTATGCTATAGGAACCTTGAACGTCTGCTCGAGGCCGCCCGTGGCATTCTTTCGTTCGATCTTGATGTTATTGAACAGCGTGCCGAACGTGATCACATATTTCTTGAACAATGAATTATAGAAAGGAGAACTGCCTATCATTATGCTCTCCTATCGCTCTCGCTGAAAGGATCTCTCTCAGTGAAGTCTAGAAAATCCAATCCTTCTGTCTCGAACATGCTGTTCTGTGACGTCTGATCGAGATAGTCGATATCATATTCTTCCTTGATGATATGAAATCCAGCTTCATCAGTTATCTGCAACGAGCCTTCGGACAGCATGATAAAAGGATCGGAAGTAGTCAGGAAGGCATTGTATGTCTTGTCTATGAGATCGATGCCTGTGTTGAATATCTCGTTGGAGTATTCGAACAGTTCACAGACGACGTCATACATCTGCAGAGCGCCCATCTGATAAAAGATAGGTTTCTTGTTGACATACTTGATCGTATATAATGCCTTGGTGAAAGGGAAGAATATCAGATCGCTTTCTGACGGCCTATCTCTCCTGAGCACCGAGCCTACTTCGTTCTCGAATACCCTCAGAGCGACTGAGAATGTTATCTGATCTCTTACCTCTACACCAAACTTGGAAAGGAATTCTCCATCACCTTCAAACCCGTCTACGTTCCTGATATACATCTCGATCTGGATCGCTTCGCCATACTCAGAGAATTCCTGTTCTCTGAAGGCATTATCCCTATTGATGATCTTTCTCGGGATGTAATAGTTATCGATCCCGTGTATCTTGATCGATTCTATCACAAGATTTTCTATCAGGTTCTGTTCACCTGACGAAGAGAAATTATTGAAAAAGAAATTGGTGGCCATGAGCGTGCTAGCCGATCATATCAGTTACTGGGAGTGAATAGCTTGAGATCATCTCTGCTTCTAGTTTCTCGATCGCATCATGAGCATCGTTATATATCTTCTCACCATTGAACGTGAT